GAGACGTCCCAGTGAAGCCCCAACCAGGGGCAACACAGAGGCGTTTTACGTACTTGGCGTTGTCATCCCTGACAGTCACCAAGCCGTTCCTGATACGCCCTCTTGCCGCTGCTAGCAGAATACCGCCCGGGTTTACGAATCCGGACTTGCTAGCGTCCCATGCCTTGCGTAGGTCCTTAACCTTTCCATCGGTAAGGCCAACGAACTCGCCTCCCGGCGAGCCTGTAAGGTATGAAAGCGGCGACCCTCTACAAGGATCCCAGGTACGCGCCAACGGCCGCAAGCCAGCATAGACCACCGAACCAGGAAAGAACGGTTCGCGGTCATCGCTAGGCGGGCGGCACGGCTTAACGCGATTCAGGGCCATGCTGTACGGGACCATTATGCCAGCGTACGCGTTCTCCCAAGGAGGTACTGGTATCCACCAGACCGAGTCCTTGAGGTAGTTCATAACGCGGCGCAACGGTATATCCCATTCAGCACTCCATGCGTTGAGTCGGTTGATAAGAGCATATCTGTTGTGGGGTGCACGCAGCTTTTTGCAGTATACACCGCGTACATTCCGACCCATAAACCAGTCGGTACCACAACTCTCGCGAAACGGGCCATCACCGAACGATTTGTCGGTGTTCACTGCGAAGCCAAGCAACGTCAACACGCGGTTAAGCGTATCAAACGCTTCGGTTACGACAATCAAGTCGTCGCCAAAGACTGCAAAGTTGCCTGGCAAGAGCGTCGAGCCGTCTGTGCTTATATGATTCCTAACCAACGGAATATTGAGCACGTCGTAGACAGCTTCGATAACGCAGCAGTAGATTAGGCTCATTAGTGGGAAAGTGAAACCGTTCCCCATCGAGGAGACCATATGTAGCTCAACACAGCTGCCGTCAGGCAGCTCTGTCGCAGGACTACGGATGAAGTCAAACCATTCGCGAATTTCACGATACGGCATAGACCAATTCCATAGTTTCCTTGCGATGGCATCAGATGCAGACGATTGGTCGGTTGTACCGTACCTACCGCTGATCGAGCCGCGC